ATATTCATTTTTAATAATTATTGATTTTATAGAAATATTTTTTTTATTTTTAATCATATAACTAAAATAAAAATAGAAAAAGAAATAAAGAAACTATTAAACAGGTCTATAATAAAAAAAAATTGAATAACAAATATAATATATAGATTAACAATCTATTTATATCAATATTAAATAATATATATATTATGAATTCAGAAGATAAAGATTCAAGAGGATTATCTGGATTGGGTAATTTAGGTAATACATGTTATATGAATGCAACATTACAATGTTTATTTGCAACAGATATATTTAATTATTATCTTAAACGTCATAAATTTAAAAAAAATCTTGAAAAAAGATTAATAGATATTGAATTTGAAAATAATAAAAAGATATTAAAAATAAATCCTCATATTACTGAAGATAAATTAAAAGAATATATATTAACAAAAAAGTCTTATTTAAAAGATAAATTTAAAAATAGTTTAACTTATTCAATATATCAATTATTTGATTTGATGTGGTCTGAAAATTGTAAAATAAAACCTACAAAATTAAAAGATGTAATTGCAAATTTTTGTCCAAAGTTTTCAGGATTTGCACAACATGATAGTGAAGAGCTTTTATATGGATTATTTGATAGAATAAATGAAGAATTAAAAACAGATATTACTATTAATCGTTTTATGGTTTCAAATGAAGTAGCTGAATATTATGATAAGAAAAAAAAAATTATTAAATTAATTGAAGAAATTAAAGATGTTGAAGATAAAGAGAAAATAATGAATAAATTTAATGAATTTGTTGCTAATAATTATAATCTTGATATTATAATTAGATCAAAAGAATTCTGGAAATCATATTTTAAAAATAATCATTCAATAATATCAAATATATTTTCGGGTTTATATTGTTCTAAAATAAAATGTGATAATTGTAATAATTGTAATATTAATTTTGAACCATTTAATATTCTTGAATTACCATTAACAGATAAAACTGGAAAAATATTTGATAATATAGATGAATGTTTAGAATATTTTGCATCTGGTGAAACTGTCGAATATAAATGTGATTCATGTAAAACGAGTGGTACTGCTACAAAACAATTAACTCTATTTGATGTTCCACCGAAATTAATAATACAACTTAAGAGATTTAGTTCTACATCAACAGGAGTACGAATGTTTAGAATGAGTGGAGGAAAAATAGATAATCTTATTAAATTTCCATTAGAAAACTTGGATTTATCAAAAATTTCTAATGATATCAAACCTATTAAAAATAAATATAATTTATATGCAACTGTAAATCATACTGGAAGTTTAGGTGGAGGACATTATATTGCACATTGTAAAGGTTTATTAGATAAAAAATGGTATTATTTTAACGATGATACTGTTGGTTATGTAAATAAACCATCAGATGTTATTGAATCAAGTGCTTATATATTATTCTATGAACAGTAAAAATAATGGTTTTTATCTTGTTTTAACAAATTTAGTTATTATTTTCTAACATTTTTTTTAATTTTAAATATTTATTTTTATATTTAATATATTTTTCTCTAAAACTGTCAGATGCTCGTCTATTATGTGTAGGGGTGGAATTAACTACATTTCTATAAGTTATTTGTTCAATTGTGTTTAATAAATTTCTAAATGCAACTGGAAAACATCTTTCAAATAAATTGTATAATATGGTGTAAAGATCTGGATCATTATTATAAACATGACCATTCTGTCTAAGGAATTCACCAATATCATAAAATTGAAATATATCTTCTTCAAATCTTATTGGAATTTGTCCATTGGTTATATTTGATCTTAGATGTGCAGTATTTCTCATTATATGATCAAATTGATGTAAAGTTACATGTAAATTATTTGCTTCTGTCTATAACATTTGACCGGTTGTTAAATTCTGAATTCTAAATTTAAAATATATGCCACCTTCATTATATTCTATATTATAAAGGTTAACATCTAAATTTATTCGATCTAAATTTATTCGATCTAAACACTTTCGAACATCTTGATTAAAAGTTTTCATAACATATTCTTTTGGTATATCATTTCTTAGAATGTGCATTATAGGTCTAGAATTTAACCATTCCCATGGATTTCGAGTTGCCATTTTTATATAATATATATTTATATTTTTATTTTTAATAATTTATAAATTCGGTCAGCACTTTCAATAGATCCTTCAACCCATCCTTGTTTATAAGATAACATCTCACCACATACATATATATTATCTGTTGGATGTGATAAAAATTTTATTAATTTATTTAATTTAATATTTTTTTGTGGATAAAAATAATGTATACCTTCATTCCAATAAACAAAATTAATATCATCAATTTCTAAATCGTGATTTAACATATTTTTTATAATATTTTTTATTTTTTCTATAACTTTTAATTTATTAGATTTATATAATTTATACCAATATAATGCATTAAGATTATCACAATATGATATCATTAAAACTTTATCACTCATCACAATAATTTTTTCTAATCTATTATCAGTAATATTATATCTATCTATTTTTAGATTATGACCATTTTTATGATAAGTAAATATACGGAGAAATGGTACAGAACCAATATATTTGGTATAATCGATATCTAATATATTATTATTTTCTAAAATTTTATTTAATGTATTTACTGTAGTTGCAAAGATAATATTTTTACAATAATATTTATTATTTATAATATAAAATTTTTTATCAGAATCGTAAACAATTTTTTTAACTTCAGTATTTATTTTTATCTTATTTTTTTGTTTTATTATTTTTATTAATTTATTTATTAGTTCTGACCAACTAATACTTAATAATTTATATGGACTTGGAATATGATCTGTAATTGGATAATATCTAATATAATATTCTAAATCAGAATTATGATAATCTTTATATTCTGCTATTTTATCATATTCTTCAAAAAAATCTTTTCCAAAATATTTTATTAAAAATTTTTTAACAGATAAATATTTTATATCTTTATTATTTTGTTTTTTTAATATATTATATTTATTTTTAATATTTTTAATATTCTTTTTCATATCAAAATTACTTTTAAATAATAAATTTATATTAGAAGGATAAATATTATATTTTATTTTTAATTTTTTCATCAATTTTAATAAATGTTTATTGTGTAATGCACCTATTCCTGCTCCTAATTTTATATGTTCTCCATGAAATTTTCCTTCTATAGCTCGTCCTCCTATAAATTTATTTTTTTCTAATAATAAAGTTTTATATTTATTTGTTAAATAAGAATTTATTGTTAATCCGGCTATCCCACCACCAATAATAATATAATCATACATATATTATTATATAATATTTATTTTGTATTTATTTTGTATTTATTTTGTATTTATTTTGTATTTATTTTATATTTATTTTGTATTTATTTTGTATTTATTTTATCTTCTAATATTTTTAATCTTTTTGTTAAATCTTGTAAAATATTTTTAAATTCGTTAATATCATCTACCCCACCAGTTTGTAAAAGTTTATTATTTTGTAAAAGTTTATCTTTATTCAATAATTCATTTATTTTATCATTTTCTTTTAATATCATTTGTGGTTTATTATTTATTTTAAAATCATATATTGATTTATCATCTAAATTCATTATTGTAAATGAATCACAAGTAACATTATTTTTTTTTAATTCATGATAACATTTTCCAGCTCCATGCATTGTTGTATTTGCTTCATATACTTTATCACTTTGATATGGTTTTATTAATCTATAAATATTTTTATTCATATATATAATTAAAATATAAAATAATATTATAATAATATAAAATAATATTATAATAATATAAAATGAGTATTAAATCTTTATTGATATTAGGACATATTCCTGTAGATGATCAAATATTTAAAATGATAATTTCTACAAATTCATATTATAATCCGCATCATAATATAAATAACATCTATATTATTGCTGAAGGTGAAATGTATTCTTATACACAACAATTTAATGGTATACAATTTAATATTGAACCAGAAGTTGATACAACTGAAGGTTTATTAATGAAAATGATTGATGGTTTACGTGGTGCATTATTAGTTAAAACAAATAGAAATAGACTAGTACAAATATGTAGAATTATTTTTAATAATGCACATACACACATATTAATAGATCACAGATTTAGAGATATATTAATAAAAATTGACACTTTATTACAAATATTAGAAATATCAAGTGTACGTGATAATTTAGATATATATCCTACAAATAAAATGACAAAAATAAGTGGTTTTACTATTAATGGTAAAACAATTAATTATTTTGCAGAAATATTCACATATTTTCTTGAAATATGTAATGAAATAACAAATAGATTAGATGTAGGTAATCCACGTAAAGTAATTATGCAAGAATTTTCTGATTTATATTCTGTGTTAATACACAAAATAACAGATTATATAGGTGTAAGTGATGCAAATACAGAATTATTTTCAGATCCGGACCAATCTTATTTATATATGCTAACACTAAAATTACGAGATACATATGTTGCAGAAAGAGCTACTCAACATATAATAAATAATAATCAAGTTGTAATTATTATGGGAGAATTTCATAAAGATGGTATTAAAGAAGCAATACCAAATATAATACCTATTGGAATTTCTGGAGGTGGTAAATATAAACAAAAATATTTAAAATATAAAAAAAAATATATTGAATATAAACAAAATAAATTAGTCAATTAAAATATTATTTTTATATAATTCTATTATTCTATTATTCTATTATTCTATTATTCTATTATTCTATTATTCTATTATTCTATTATTCTATTATTCTATTATTCTATTATTCTATTATTCAAATATTTAAATTTTTATTTAATACATATATTAAATAAAAATTGAAAAATAAATTTAAATCATTATAAGAATTATAAGAATTATAATATTTAAACATAAACAATAATCAGATGACTAGTATAGATAATACATTAAAATTTCAGATATTAGAATGGAATGAATTTAATATAGAAGATACAATAATAAATGAAAATAATAATAATAATAATAATAATACTAATAACAACGATAATAAATTTAAAAAGAATGATGAAGAACAAGAAGAAAAAATTATGAATAAATATGGTTTACGATTATTTGGTAGAACAGATCAAAATAAAAGTATATGTTGCGTTGTCACAGATTTTACACCTTTCTTCTTTATCAAATTAGAAACAGGTATGGTTAATTATATATCTACAGTAATAGAAAAAATACAAGAAAGAGTTTATCCAAAAGATAATATTTCAGGATTGAAGGCATACAAATTAGTACAAAAATATGATTTTAGTGAGTTTACAAATTTTACTAAATTTGATTTTATTCGATTAGATTTTTATAATATTGATTCTATGAATTCATATATTCGAGGACTTAAAAATAAAATATATATTCGGAATAAAAAAATAAAATTTAAATTATATGAATCTAAATTATTACCATTATTACGTGTTATGCATATTCGTAAATTAAATGCGGTTGGTTGGGTTCAAATACAAAAATATATAAATTTTAATAATAAAAGTACATGTGATATTAATATTAAATGTAGATGGACAGATTTAAATTCACTCGATGAAATTAAAAATCAAAATTTTACTATATTATCATTTGATATCGAATGTGTAAGTAAAGATGGATCTTTTCCTGATCCGACTAGACCTACTGATGAAGTAATTCAAATAGGTGCAACGATGTCAAGATATGGTGAGGATGAATGTTTTTATAAACATATTATAACATTAAAATCATGTGATCCACTAGAAGGTATTGTTGTTGAATCTTATGAGACTGAAAAAGAAGTATTACTTGCATTTTCAAAACTTGTTAGAAAATTAGATCCAGATATTATTACTGGCTATAACATTAAAGGTTTTGATTTTAATTATCTCAATGAGAGGGCAAAATTATTAAAAATTCATGCAGAATTTTCAAGAATGTCAAGAATAAAAAATGATATATCTGAATTTGTTATAAAAGATCTATCTTCGTCTGCACTTGGTGAGAATAAATTAAAATATTTTGATATGAAAGGACGAGTAATTTTTGATCTTATGAAAGTTGTCCAACGTGATTATAAACTACCAAGTTATAAATTAGATGAAGTTGTTTCTAATTTTATTCGTGAAACTATTATTAATATAAAAAATAATACTGATGGGACTGCATTAATAGAAACAAAAAATACAAATGGTCTTTATAAAGATCAATATATTAAAATATGTTTTAATGATGGGATGACTGAAAATAAACATATGGATGGTAAAAAATTTAAAGTTTTAGAACTTACAAAAAAATCCATATTAGTAGATTTTAATATTGAAACTGAAGAAATAATGAATAGAGGATATAAAGTATTTTGGTCTAATGCAAAAGATGATATTGGTCCAAATGATATCTTTAGAATGCAAGATCAAGGTTCTGCTGAACGTGCATTAATTGCGAAATATTGTGTTCAAGATTGTGCTTTATGTAATAAACTAATAGCTAAATTACAAATTTTAACAAATAATATTGGTATGGCTAATGTATGTTCTGTTCCACTTAGTTTTCTCTTTTTACGCGGTCAAGGTATTAAAATATTTAGTCTTGTTGCACGTAAATGTCGTGAAAAAAATCATCTAATTCAAACATTAAAAGTTAAACCAAAACCAGAAGAAGTAAAAACAACTGATATTATCGCTAAACAAGCAGAATTTATTGAAAAAACACTTAATAATAGATATCAACATTATGAGGATGATGATGATGAAGATGATGATAATCTAGGTTACGAGGGTGCCACAGTATTTGACCCAGTAACAGGAGTTCATTATAATCCAATATATGTTCTTGATTATTCAAGTTTATATCCTAATTCAATGAGACTTAAAAATTTATCTCATGAAATGCATGTAATGAATAATAAATATGACAATCTAAAAGGTTATATTTATCATGATATCGAATATAAAAATGCGGATGATACAGTTACAAAATGTAGATTTGCTGAAAAAGAATCAGGTGAAAAGGGTATTCTTGCCGAAATCTTAGAAGAATTATTAAGTGCTCGTAAGAAATATAAAAAACAAATGGAGAAAATGAAAGAAGAAGGAGGAGATCCATTTATAATAGCTATTTTAGATGGTTTACAGCAGGCTTATAAAGTTACAGCAAATAGTTTGTATGGACAGACAGGAGCTCCAACTAGTCCAATTTATAAAAAACAAATTGCTGCATCTACTACTGCAACGGGACGTGAAATGTTACAATTTTCAAAACATTTTAATGAAAAAATGTATCTACATATGATAAATTTATCTTTAGATGGAAAATATGATGAATTTATAAAATATTGTAATGAAATATATGAATATTATCCAACAGAATTAAAAATAAATTTTGCAGGTACTGATATAATGGTACACGTGTGTTCAGTTAAAAATAAAAAAATACCAGATACTAAATTTATAAAACCAATTATTGATTATCATACAAAATCAGAAGAATTCATATTTAATAATTATAGTAAAATATTAGAAAAACTAGATATTTTAAATATTGATGAATTTAAATTAAAACTAGAAGAATTATCAGAAAAATCCTATAATGATCGATTTGCATATTTACAAAATATAAAGAATAATAAGGATATTAAAAAGATAGAAAAGTTTAATGAATTTTATAATGATATATTTTGGTTAATTGAGAATTATGGTTATAAAACAAAATCTGAATTATTCGATAAATTCTATAATGTTATGAGATATTTATTAGATGGTTATAATATATCACCACATGGAATTTACGGTGATACTGATTCAGTATTTATATCTCCACATATTAAAAATAAAAAAACAAATGAAGAATTAATTAATAAAGATGGATTAAAAAAATCTATAATATTAGGTATATGGGCATCTATTATGATAACGACTATATTACCTTCACCTATGGCACAAGAATATGAAAAGGTTTTATGGCCTTTTATTATTATTACAAAAAAACGTTATGTTGGAAATCTATATGAAAAAGATCCTGAAAAGTTTTATCAAAAAAGTATGGGTATTGTATTAAAAAGACGTGACAATGCACCAGTTGTAAAAATAGTTTGTGGTAATATTATTGATCAAATCTTAAATAAGAGAAGTTCAGAAGGAGCTGTAAAAATGACTCAAATGTTATTAAATAAAATTATTACTGGAAAAATGCCACTTGATAAATTTATTATTACAAAAACACTTAAATTTTCATATAAAGATAGAACTAGAATTGTTCATGCAGTTTTAGCTGACAGAATGGCTGAGCGTGATCCTGGTAATAAACCAGAATCTAATGATCGTATTCCGTATGTATATTTTGAAGTAGAAAATGAAAAAGATATAAAATTACAAGGTGAACGTGTTGAGCATCCTGATTATCTTGTTAAAAATAATCTTAAAATAGATTATCTATTCTATATAACTAATCAGATTATGAAACCATGTATACAATTTTTAGAATTAATTGTCGAAAATGCTAGTAAAATATTTCATGATTATATTGTACGAGAAGAAAATCGTAAACTTGGTAAGGCACCTATTAGATATTATTTACAAGGTGAACAAATATCTATTGATAAATTTAGTGAGATATTAGATAATAATCTAGATGATCTTAGCAAGATTGATAAACCTAAAAAAAGAATTATTAGAAAAGTTGTAAAAAGAATTATTAAAACCAAGAAACAAGAAGAAAAAGATAATTTACAGAATGAAATAAAGAAAAATCAATCTATTAAGACAATTCATGAAGATAAAATAGGTGATTTATTTAAGATATAAAAAGTTAACTAAAATAACTAAAATAACTAAAATATAATTAGTTTTTTATATATTCGTATATTTTATTTATAATTTCTTGACTGTGATTTTTTACAAAGATACGTGTTAATATTTTATTTATAGGTTTAACCACATCAATCATCATATCGGAAAATAGATATGCAATATCGTAATATCTGTCTTTTTTTAGATCGGATATATAAAGATCTTTATAACATTCGATAATATTTTCTTTTATTTTATCATATTTATTTGTTAGAAAAGGAGTAATTATATCTATAATTAGTATATCATCAGTATTATTCATTTTATTCATTTTATTTATTATTTTAAGTTTAAGTTTATAATATAAAAAATATAAAAATCAATTTTTTATAATTTGATAATTTGATAATATATTTCAATGCATAGAATTGTGACACTTTATCTAAATCTTCTTTTCGTCAAATTGTGGAAATAATAAAAATAAATTTCTAAAATTTAACTTGAAGAATATTAAAATGATAAAATCATCTAAATCTTCTTTTCGTCAAATTGTGGAAATATTAAAAATAAATTTCTAAAATTTAACTTGAAGAATATTAAAATGATAAAATCATCTAAATCTTCTTTTCATCAAATTGTGGAAATATTAAAAATAAATTTCTAAAATTTAACTTGAAGAATATTAAAATGATAAAATCATCTAAATCTTCTTTTCGTCAAATTGTGGAAATATTAAAAATAAATTTCTAAAATTTAACTTGAAGAATATTAAAA